CGTAGTTGAATAATATTAATTTTGATAAAAGTTTCGATATTTATTGCTAGATAAAAACATTATAAATGGCTGAAACTCTCATATCTCCAGGTGTCTTCGTATCGGAGAACGACTTATCACAAATAACGCAAGGACCTATAGCTGCAGGAGCGGCCATTTTGGGTCCTACCGTAACTGGACCGGTTAACTACCCAACCTTAGTTACTTCATATTCTGATTACAAATCTATTTTTGGAGCAGCTTTCGTTTCCGGAGGAGCTCCTTACGAATACTTAACTTCGATCGCTGCCCTCAATTACTTTGAACAAGGTGGCGATTCTCTTTTGGTAACTCGAGTAGCATCAGGATCTTATACCTCAGCTACAGCTTCTATAGGAAGAGTAACTGCTGGAGTATTTACTTCTTCTTTTGTACTGGAAACAATTACAGAAGGTACAGTAATGAATAACAACGGTCAAGTTAATCAATCAGTACGCGGAGCATTGCCTTCAGGATCTTCTGCCAATATTAGGTGGGAAATCGCTAACGTAGACACAGGATCAGGACTATTTAGCCTGATCGTTAGAAGAGGAGACGATTACGAAGACAATAAGACTGTATTAGAATCTTGGAATAACATATCTCTAGATCCAAACCAAAACAACTTTATTACTTACGTAATAGGTGATACAAAAGAAACTCCAGTTAATGAAAACGGAAGTTACTATTTACAAATTACCGGATCTTATCCTAATAAGTCAAGGTACGTAAGAGTAAAGCAAGTAGATCTACCAACTCCTGGATATCTTAACCAATACGGTCAACCTTATTCACAGTATACTGCTTCCATTCCTGTAATAGGATCAGGATCTCAACAAGGAACTTTTGGAACAGCTACAGGAGCTATTTGGGGATGCTTTGGCAAATCTAAACTTAACTTGTTTGAGAACATTAAAATCAATAACTCTACAGTAGTCACTGATGATACAAACGTTCAGGGAGTATTCGTAGAAAACTACGCTGTAGGAGTAAGTCTACTTCAAAACGCAGACGCTTACGATTTCAACGTAATCTATGTTCCAGGAATGAATGATCAAAACGGACATAGTTTAGTAAACGATGTTGTAGCTCTTGCTCAAAACAGAGGAGACGCAATCGCAGTAGTAGACATGACTTGTTACGGTCAAAACATATCCACAGCTATCGGTAAGTCTCAAACTTTTGATAACTCTTACGGAGCCACTTATTGGCCATGGGTACAAATCTCTAGCCGTGAAACTGGTAAAATTAACTTTGTTCCTGCTTCTACTCTAGTTCCAGCAGTATACGAATACAACGATAAAGTAAGTGCCGAATGGTTCGCACCAGCAGGTCTTAACAGAGGCGGAATGTCTACAGTTCTAAGGCCAGAAAGAAGGTTGAGTGTTAACGATAGAAATCAACTTTATCAAGGTAAAGTTAACCCAATCGCAACATTCCCTGGAGTTGGAACAGTAATATACGGTCAAAAGACTCTACAGTCTAAAGCTTCTGCTCTTGATAGGGTAAACGTTAGAAGGTTGCTAATCGCACTCAAGCGTTACATCAGGGAAATTGGAGAAACAATCGTATTCGAACCAAACACTCAAGTAACAAGGAACAGCTTCTTAAACCAAGTTAATCCTTATCTTGAAACAGTACAACAGCGTCAGGGTCTTTACTCTTTCCAAGTTGTAATGGACGAAACAAACAACACACCAGACGTGATCGATAGGAACCAATTGGTTGGAACGATATACCTACAGCCTACAAGAGTAGCTGAATTTATCCAACTTGACTTCAACGTATTGCCAACAGGAACTTCTTTCGGAGGATAATAAAAAATAACAAAAAATAAAATGAAACTAACAGAAAATACAAAAGTAAGAGTAAAGGTACCAAAACACCTCTACGAAGCAATTCAAGCTGAACTTGATAAGAAACACGGAATGGAAGAAGGTCACTACGGCGACAAAGAAATGGAAGAAGGCGACGACTACATGGAAGAAGGCGACGAAATGAACGAATACGTAGGTATGAGTCCAGATCAAGTACAAGCTATGGAATTAGCTGGACAAATTTTAGCAGCTGTAGCAGCTGGTACTGGTTTAACTGCTGGAATTGTTAACCTTGCTAAAAAAGTAAAGAGCAAAATACAGTCTAAAAGCGATAAACCTGAAGTAACTGCAGAAGAACTCGAAGAAGTTCTCGATCTTAACACTCTGATGGAAGCAGTAAAAGACGCTTCTAAAAAGAAAGTTGAAGATAAAAAGAAGAAAGAGCTAGAGGCCAAGAAAAAGAAAGCCGAAGACGAAAAAAAGAAAAAAGAAGCCGAAGCTAAAAAGAAAGTAGCAGACGCTAAGAAAAAATAAGTTCTGAATATTTATAAGAGAACAAAAAATTAAAAGAGATGCCAGTACTGGATCCATCAGAAATAATGTATACAGCCTTTGAACCTACAGTAGCCAACAGGTTCGTTATGTACATCGACGGTATTCCGTCTTACATGATTAAAAAGGCAGACGCTCCAGGTGTGACTTTGGGTGAAATCAAACTAGACCACATCAACGTTTATCGCAAGCTTAAAGGAAAAGCAGAGTGGAGGGACATGGCTCTTTCTCTTTACAATCCTATCTCCCCTTCTGGCCAACAAGCCGTTATGGAGTGGGTACGCTTGCATCACGAATCAGTAACAGGCCGTGATGGTTACTCCGACTTTTACAAGAAGGATTTAAACCTATCAATAATTGGTCCAGTTGGCGATATTGTATCTGAGTGGATAATCAAAGGAGCTTTCATTAAAGAAGCAATGTTTGGAGCATACGATTGGTCTACAACAGATCCTACCGAACTTACAATGCAGATCGGAATGGATTATTGTATACTCAACTACTAGAAATAAAAAACTAAAGAGAAAGGCCGCAACACTGCGGTCTTTTTTTTGTGTAATAATTTAGTGTTGTGTATATTTATAAATAAATAATTAATTTTATGTCCGAATCAAAGTTTACAGTGCCTACCGAAATGGTAGATCTTCCATCAAAAGGATTAGTATACCCAAAAGAAAATACGCTTTCCTCAGGAAACATCGAAATGAAATACATGACCGCAAAGGAAGAGGATATTTTGACTAACATCAATCTTCTTCGTCAGGGTCTAGCTATCGAAAAGATGCTTAAAAGCCTAATCAAGTCTCCTATTAATTACGAGGATCTAACTTTGGGAGATCGCAACGGTCTACTTATAGCAGCTCGTATCCTTTCTTACGGTAAAGACTACTCTTTTAAGTACAGGAATCCAAACACAGGAGACGAAGAAACAGTAACAGTAGACCTTCAGAATCTTAAGTACAAACAAGTAGACTTTGCTAAGTTTGAAAACAAAAACGAATTCTCTTTTACGCTTCCATTCTCCAAGAACGAGATAACTTTCAAGATTCTTACTGTATCAGATGATAAAAAGATCGACGAAGAAATCAAAGGAGTTAAAAAATCCTTGGGTCAAGATCAAGGAATTCTAAGCACAAGATTGAAATACCAAATCACATCAGTAAACGGAGACTTCTCAGTAAAAACCATTAGGGATTTTGTAGACAGCGGAGCATTACTTTCTAGGGACTCTATAGAGCTAAGGAAATACGTATCCCAGATCACACCAGACATCGATACGTCAGTTCAATTTACTTTGAAAGATGGAACAGAAATAGACACCGATCTACCGATGGGAGCGGAATTCTTTTTTCCCGGGAGCGGACTATAGACCAGAGTTTATGACCGAAGTCTTCGAATTAACCTATCACGGTGGCGGAGGCTTCGGTTACTTCGAGGTATGGAATATGCCGGTTCCGCACCGTAGGTTTAACCTTAAGAAGATAAACGAGCACCTAAAAAGGGTACAAGAGATGCGCGATCAGCAATCTCAAAAAGTTACAGAGAATACAGATATAAACAAGTTCAAGATTCCCGATTTTGTAAAGGAAGCTTCGAAAGACTTTGATTTTGTTACTAAAGCAAAACCTAAGAAGTAAATATTTATCTCTATAGATAAAATACATGGCAGAAGAAAGAGATATAGGTAAAGGATTAGAAGAATCGTTAAGGTCTTCTAAGCAAATTCAAGGCGATACTAACGCTGAACTTAATAAAAGTATATCTTTACTATCAAAAATAAACGATCTAAGAGACGCATCTATCGCTAAAGTAAAAGCGTTAAACAGAGAAAGTATCAATACAAAAGATATTGAAAAAGAACTTAGACGGGCCAAAGAAAAGCAAATATTAGCGGATATAAAAATAAAAGATATAGAAAAAAATATGTCAGCAGCTCAAAAAGCAAACGCTGAATATTATATCAATCAAATATCCGATATAAAGAAAAAAGAAACTGAATTAGCTAGAGCGAAGGCAACAGGAAATAGAACTAATCAACTCGCAATAGAAGCAGAAATATCTCTATTAGACTCAGTTCTTCAATTAAGTGAAGAAAATTTAGGAGTCGAAGAAAGAGCCTTAGCCGGAGCAATGCAAGCTAATAAAATAGCTAAAGAAACTAACGATCTACTAAAAGAAGAGTTAGATTTTGAAAAAAAGATAGAAAAAAATATAGGCTTTTCTGGAAAAGCGATGGGACTTTTTGCTAATAAATTAGGAATCGGCAAAGAATACTATGCCGATATGGTAGAAAAAGCAAGAGATCTTAACGAACAAGGAAAAAAACTATCTTTTGGTGATAAGTTTGGAGGACTTGCTAAAGCAGCAGGTGGAGGAATAAAAGAAGTGTTTACCGATCCTTTAACTTTAATTCCTATATTAGGCGGAGCAATAGCGGGAATAGTATCAGGTCTTAAGTCAGTGTTTGATTATATTACCGGAATTCAAGACAAGACAGTTAAGTTCGCAAGAGCTATGAATTTGTCTACAGAAGAGGCTCGTAAGCTTAAAATGCAATACGCTGACATCAACGTAGCTAACGGAGATCTTTTCGTAAATACCGAAAAACTAGTACAGGCTCAAACAGAGATGGTTGGTCTTTTAGGAGTGACCAATCGTATATCTACTCAAAATCTTGCAACAAATATAAAGTTAAAAGACATTGCAGGAGTAGAAGCTGACACTATAGCGTCTATAACGCAATCTTCTATAATAAACGGTAAGTCTAACGAATCGATAGTAAAATCAGTATTCGCTCAAGTAAAAGGTCTAAAACAAGCTACAGGAATACAATTCGAAAACAAACAAATACTAAAAGAAGCCTCAAGTCTCGGTGGAGTTTTAGGACTCCAGTTCGCAAAATATCCAGCTCAATTAACTAAGTCTTTATTGACAGTTAAAGCTATGGGTATGGAATTAAAAGAGTTAGACGCGATGGCTGATTCTTTCTTAGATTTTGAATCTAGCATAAGTAAAGAATTTGAAGCTCAACTTTTAACAGGAAAAGAGATCAATCTTGCAAAGGCAAGAGAGATGTTTTTAAATAACGATCTTGCAGGAGCTGCAGCAGAAATAAACAAACAAGTCGGATCTACAGCTGATTTCATGAAGATGAACAGAATTCAGCAAGAAGCATTTGCAGGCGCTATGGGAATGAGCAGGGATCAGATGGGTGATATGTTAAAGAAACAAGAGATGTTATCTAAGCTAGGAGCAAAAGATACGGATAACTCACGAGAGCAGCTCAGATTAGGATTAGCTAAATATAAAAATCAAAAAGCTTTATCTGAAGCTATAGGAGAAGAAAACTATCAAAATCTTGTTAATGCTAGCTTACAAGAAAAGATAGGAGCTTTTATGGAAAAAATAAAACAATCTATATCTGATTTCGTTGAAAAGAGTGGAATAATAGGTAAGATAGAAGGTATGATGAATTTTTTAAGTCAACCTCAAAATATAAGAACTGTGCTAATGACTGTTAGAGACGTTTTCGCAACTATCGTAGATGTCGTAGCTTCTGTAGCTAGCGGAATCATAAGTGCTATGGACTTCTTTGGAGTTATATCTGAACAAAAATCAGCAGAACTAAAAGGATTTTTAGATGGCGCAGGAGATAGAGTAAGATCTATGGGAGGAAATTTAAGTATGACAGCAGCAAAAGAACAAGCAGGTCCTGCTACTATTTCTTCTACGGGAGCTTCAACAGCTTCTCAATCTACTTTAATGGGATCGCCTAATCAAACTATAATATTACAACTAGATGGAGAACCAGTGGCTAAAGTTACAAAAAAATCGTTTCCGAAAATGAGCAATCAAGACAATAATCAAACCGGAAAAATGGGAAAATAATTATGCCACTAATAGACCTAAAAACCAACTTAAAAAGTCTTAAATACGGAATGGATCGACCTGGTGGTGGATCTTCGGGTCTTCCTTATATCCAAACTAGGATGGCTCCAGATAATCTAATAACTTTACCTGGACCAGGAAATACTAATCCAATATTTAAACCTGGAACTACTGGAAACGCAGACTTTCCGATTAGAGGAGGAAATATCGATTTTAATATAGGAACTCAAACTTTTACAATATCAAGTAAAGTAGATAAAGAAAGGATCAAAAAGTTCATGAAAGATCCTTCTAGAGGAAAGATATTTTTAGATAAACAGATTGGACTGCAATTAAGCAATCCTAAAATAGAAACTGGAAAATCTTTTCAAGTAGCTCCAGCAAGCAATATTCTTCCTGGACTATTAAACAATACTAGAATATACAATAGAGGATTCAATACGCTAGAGCAAGTTGGATTTGCTGGCACAGGATTTCACGTTCCAAGAGCAGGAATTAGTCCATTCGATTATGCTTCTAAATATTATAAAGACATCGTAGGAGCGCAATCTCTTTTAAACGCAGAGTCTGTAGTCGATGTTAATAGACTTTTGATATTGAGAAACTTGAAACTCGCTAGTAGGCCTTCTAATTCTATAGTCAATATCAACCAAGTTAACAATCTTGGAATTTCTTTGAACAGACAATTACTATTTAATTATTTGGGTGGACCTGAATCTGTTTACGGAATAGGAGCAACTACTATAAAGAGAGTTGAAGATACTTCTAGAGCTTCTAAAATGAATACTACTTTTTCCATGACTTACGATAATATCATGGATCAGAGTTTAAATAAAGTAGCAGCGGGAAAGAAAAGTACTTTTATACAAGACTACAGAAATCCAAATGTTTCTATTCCTAATAGAGAAGCTGTATATAATTTAACAGTTAAGGGCAGATCAGATAAAATGAATGCTTTAAACTCTTTTATTTTTGATAATACTAAAGATCCTTGGGATGCCAGAAAAGATAAAACAGAAACTAAAGATATAATAAAATTTGTGTTTGAGGCCATAGAGAATAATAGACCTTCAGAATCTTGGGCTATATTTTTTAGAGCTTATTTAGCTGGTTTTAATGATAATCATCAAGCATCGATAAATGCTTTTAAGTATATAGGAAGAGGAGAAGATTTTTATACTTATCAAGGCGTAAGTAGAACAATAGGATTTTCTTTTAAAATAGCTGTTGGATCTGAACAAGAACAAAGACCACTATACTCAAAGCTAAATCATTTAATTTCTCAAGTATATCCTGATTATTCAGACACTTATGGAATAATGAGAGCTCCTATTATAAGACTTACTGTAGGTGATTATCTTTATAGAGTTGCAGGAATGCTAGAAAACGTCAGTATCACAGTAGATGATAATGTACCTTGGGAAATTGCAAGTAACGAAAACATAAAACAACTTCCTCACGTAATAAATGTACAATGTGGCTTTAAACCTATTCAAGATTTCTTGCCAAGAAGAGAAAATTCTGATAACAGAAATATTCCTTTTATTACTCAGCAAGATGACAATTACGTGATTATAAGACCAACTGTTGAACTTGAAACAGTACCTGCTACTGCAAGAAATCTTAATCCAGTAGTAAATAACAATTCTCCAATAAGCGGAATACCTAATTTAGGAAGAAATCGTAATCAAGAATTAGAAAGCAGCGACTAACAAAAAGTATGAACAGATACCAAAACATACAGACTGATAAGTATAGCGGAACTGGAAGTCTATACTATTCAAACAATATCTATCCTGATATCCCTGTTACTGAAAATGATAATTACGTAATAACCGCTCTTGGAGATAGATTCGATTTATTAGCAAATAATTTTTACGGAGATCCTAGTCTTTGGTGGGTAATACCATCAGCAAATGGTCTTTCTAGCGACTCTCTTTATCCAGAACCGGGAATTCAGTTAAGAATACCTACAGATCTAAGAAGTATATTAGATTCTTATAAGACAATAAATATAATTCGATAGTTATGGCTATAGAATCAAGTAGAGTTAGCAATGCGATGGGAGTCCCTGTTCCTCAGTGGATAGTTAATCAATTGAATAAGAGATCTGAAAAAATGAGAGAAGTTTCTAGAGATACAAACAATATTTTGTATCAAGGAAATAAAACTTGTTTCGTAAGACTTATATCTTCTGTAGACATTACTAATCCAACAGATCAACAATATTTCAAAAGTTTAGGAATAGAAATAAAAGATGCTACTTCTCTTGCAAAAAACTTTATTCTTCAAGGCGGAATATCTAAATTTAATGAAGATACAAAAGGTTATGATTTAAGATCAGGATTATCTGCATATAATATAACTAATCAAACTGAAATAGAAGATTATGGTTATAGACCAATGCCAGGTATACAAAGTGTAAGAGTTCAAACGCAAGGTAAAATGGGATCTTTAAGATCTGCAGACATCTTAATAAAAGTTTGGGATAAAACTCAATTAGATATAATCGATGCTTTGTATTTTAAGCTAGGATTCACTATGTTTTTAGAATGGGGTCATACAGCATTTTTTAAAAACGGAGATAAAGACAATACATTACATTGGGGAGAAGAATATGGCATTAATCCTTTTGAAAGCGAACTCACAAAAGAAAAAATATTTAATAAGATATACAAGAACATTGTAGATTCAGAAGGCAATTACGATGCAATGCTAGGAATGGTGACAAATTTCACCTTTAGCTACAATCAAGAAGGCGGTTATGATTGCAATATAAAATTAATGGCCTTAGGAGTATTAGCATCAGGAATTAAAATAAATAATCCGAACGTACTTCCAGAGTTACAAAAAGATATTATAAAAAAGCTATATAATACCCTAATAAAACAAGCTGAGATAGCTCGAAATTTAGAGCAAAAACAAATAGTCTTAGAGCAATCTTTAGATCTTGCAAATTATCCTCCTTGCATTAGAAATAGAGAAGGGGTTAGTGTTGGACCTACAAATAAAAAAGGAACTCTTCAACCAAATGCTGCAGTGTTTATAACTACAGATCAAAAAGGAGTACAAACTCAAAGATATTATTACTTAGATGGAACTTATCAAACTACTGGATTAAATTCTAGCGGAAAATGGAAATGCGATGGAGAAACTCTTTTTATAGATGGTCAAAATGTAGATAGATTACCTACCTTTGACGAAGCTGTTAAAGCGGGAAGTGAAGGAAGAACTAATAGGCAAATAGAATCTTCAGATGGTCAAATTTATGAGGTGTTGGCTAAAAGAGGAAACTCAGATTACGAATATATATCAATCGCTAGAACAAAGTCTTTATTGCCGGTTACTTACGATAAAGACGGAATAGAAGCTACTATAGATGTGAGTGTGGTTAATAACACACGTCCTTTTTTACTATCAAATACAAATTACGATGTTAATTCGAGTGTAGTAAATCGAACAAATGAAGCTTTAGGAGGATTTCAAGCTCAATCATTGCCAAAATCTACTTTTTACAACGCAGCAGATCTATTAACGGGCGCATTATTAAGAAAAAGCAAGTCAGTTATTCAACCATCTACAGCATATATAACAATAAATGATACTAAAACTTTTAATTTTCCTTATCCATTAGCTTCAAGAAACCTATACGAATCAGAAATATCGTATAGCATAGGAAAAAACAAATACTATATTAAATTAGATTACGACTATAATAAACATCATACTCTTTTTACTACTGGCAAAAATTTAACAAAAGAAGCTATAAATGATGTTAAAAACTCTGACGGATTTTGGGAAGGTGCGCTTGAGTATATTAAATCTGCAATAAAGTTTACACCCGTATTCTTTTTAGGCAGATATTTAATGGATGCTCAAGATCAAGTTCAAATACAAAATTCTCTAATAGCAGATAAAAAATTTAACGAATCTGTTACCAATGCAATAAAAAGCGCTATTACAAATAATAGTGGAAATTGGAAATTAAAAACGAGTCATATAATAGAAGGAGGTTTTGATATTTTTGGATACGAAGCAACCAAAACAATTTTTATAGATCGTGCTCAAAGCATAAATGAAATAGTTGGAAAAGACAAAGACGGAAATCCAATTATTAATAAAAAAACTATAGACGTTAGCATTCCAATTACTATAACTTTATTTTTTAGTGATTTAGCAATACTAAAGAATTTTTCAATAAATGATAAGTCTGTAATAATTCCAGTAGATGCTAATACTATAAGTAAAGAACAAGCTTCACAAAATCAAAAAGATATAGTTCCTCCTCAAGAACCAACTTCAGAAATTAATGTTGAAGATATTCAAACTTCAGAATCTTTAAAATACCAATCAGCTTTTGAAGTATTAATAAGAACAATTCAGTTATACTCCTTAGATAATGCAATAAACGTAAGTAATATAGACACTGTTAAATTAGTTTCTAAACTAGATATTACTAACTCTAAACATTATAATTCTTTTACTAAAAAGTTATTTTCTATTGGATTGTTTTCTAGTATATTAGATGATTTAATTAATAACGATAAATCTGCTGAAGAAGTAGAGTGTAAAAACTATGATAAAACTATAAATGAAAGTATTACCCAAGAAAATATGCTAAAATTGAGATCTAAATTTGGATTTAATTTTAGTCTTATGGGAAATTCTTGTACTGCAACAGATTTATATTCTAAAGATTGTAGAGTAGATTTTAAAGATCTTATGACTACTTATACTGTTCCATACAAATTCAATTCAGGAGTTTTTGACGGAACGCAAATGAACCATCCAGTGTATATAAAGTTGGGTTTTGTTTTAATGATAATTAATCACATATGTAATATTTACGATAATAAAAAAGATTCTAAGGCTACAACTCCTCTAGTATATTTTGATTTTAATACGAATACAAATATTTGTTTATCTAACGCTAAGCAACTCTCAACAAATCCTTATGATATATTAATTCCTTTTGAAGGAACAAATGCGGATTTTAAAGAACTTTTTGATCAATCAACAATATCTGAAAAAGATGTATATAAGCCTGATTCAGAAGACAGATTATCTACGAGTTTACCAAAGTTCAAACTAATTAAAGGAACTGATAAGAATATATACTCTGGTAAAACTATGAACATTTTAGTAAGTTGTGATTATCTTTTAAATATGGTAGCTAGCTATGTAAAGCAAGATGGATCTCATGATATATATGCTAAAGAATTCGTAGAACAATTACTATTTGATATAAATAAATTTTTAGGAGATATTAATATTTTTAGATTGGCATATGATGATTATGGAAATGTGCTGCATATCATAGATGATCAATTTACTCCAAATGTAGAAGAAAAATATATAACACCTACTAACAAAACAGAATTTCCTCTTTTTGGCGTGGGTTCTATAGCTAGAAGTATAGAAATAAAAACAGAAGTTTCTACAAAACTAGCGAATATGTTAGCTATTTCAGCTAATTCTGAAGCTAAAGATCTATCATCTCTTTCAAAATCTTCAGACAGCTTTGGATTTTATAATATAGGATATAACGATAGATATATTTTGAATAGAGGTGAAATTAAATCTTCTGTAGCTCTTCCAACTGAAGCGATGAAGAATTCAGCAGCTCAATTTAACAAAGCAATAAAGACTTTCTATTCTGATACAACTCCTGCGCAAACTAGTATAAGTCATGCAACTAATTACTATATAGAAAAGATGTCCAAAATAAAAACAAATGAAAAAGGTACAAGAGCATCTGCGGTAATACCAGTATCTTTAAACTTTTCAATTGATGGAATTTCTGGATTAGGAATGGGACAATCTTTTACAATATCTAGTCAATTTTTACCATACACTTATGATCTTAGTGTAAGAGACGTATATGGAAAACAAGACCGCTTAAATACAGTAGGATTTGTCGCTGTTGGATTAGATCAATCCATAGAAGGTAATGAGTGGAAAAGTAATGTAAGAGCGAATATGATATTCTTAAAAAAGAGACAAGATTTTGATATTAAAAATCTTAAACTTATATATCCACCAGAGCAAGCTTTTGTATCAACTCAACCTCCTGAAGAAACTCCAGATTCAGATGTAACCATAACAGATTTTACTAATTATCCATCAGTGGATTCAGGAACATATCCCAATGTTAAATTAGCATCTGGAAAATTAGGAAGTCCTAACGGTGAAAAATTAAATGCATCATTAATGAGCTCAATAAGCGCAGCTGCTGTTAGCGCAGGAGTAGTAGTTACGGTTACTACTGGTATTGGTGGTCATGATGTTAACACTAATTCTGGAAATGTATCTAGACATAGCACAGGAAATGCGGTTGATATAGCAATCATAGATGGTTTAGCTACAAAAACAAATAATGATATTGCTAAACAAAAAGCAGATAGATTTGTAGCGCAATTAATTAATGCGGGATTTTCAAGAAATATAGAAAGAGGAAATCCAAAAGCAGTTTTGTGGAATACTAGTGGTCACTATAATCATATACATGTATCTTTTAGACCTGATTTAGCATAGAATTTTAAAATATAAAAAATGTTAAGATACTATCCTTCATTTAGAATAAAAACTGATCTTATAACAAATGGATCTCAATTCAATACTTCTGATGGGAAACCATATAAAGGAAAATACTATGCTACTTATGATGGTAGACTTTTTACTGGAGCCAATCCTATAGTAGGAACTAATCAAGAACTTTTTAATATTGCAACAAGAACCAGTTCAGAGTATCTTAATCAAAGAAATTTACCCAATTCATTAAAAAAACAATTAGCAGAAAAAACCGGAGTTACTATAATTACTAGCCAATCTAAAAGAGGAGCTCCAACTCCATATTTTCCAATTCCTACTGAATCTGATTACAAAAAGGGATATATCATGAGATCATTTATAAAAAAAGTAAATGATCAAGGGTTTATTACCGAGATATCAGACGAAGAATATGATAACTTTCAAAACGGTACCGTAGACTATGATGTTTCCTATTATTTAACGTATCAAATCATGTGGAAACTAACAGGTCCGCTAAACTCAACAAGAGTAGGTCAATACGATGTGAGAGCTGGAATTATAGATACGAACAAAAGATTAGTAGAGAATGCAAACAAAACCTTTCTTGGTATTACCGATTTTATAGGGGGAGATTACTCCAAATTTTCAAGACCTTCTGCACTATAAAGATCTATAACAATACAACGAATTCTTTTTGATATATTTGTATCAATAAAGGTTTTAAATGTATTATATAATAGAAAAAAGGGAACAGTTATCTAGGTTGGAAAGAAGCGACACAGCTTTTGTACAGCTTATTGTATCTGATAGCTCTTATCACCCAAAACTTTCTAAGCCTTCTCTAGTATACTATAACAATGGTGAGAAAGGATATATATTTGCAATAGACCACTCTGAAAGTTTTTCTTTATCTATATCTGAAGTTGTAGAGTTTTTAAGTACTCACACTAAGATCTACGTTATAGATGCTAAGTTTCACTCTTACCACTTAGATCTAAAAAACGTAGTAGATCTTAACTTAGTAATGTTAGATTCTAACAATGATGTTAAGGAATATAACTGCGATACTCAGTTTCACAGACATATTTACCAAAAAGGAATCGAAAATCCTGATAAAATTGTACCGATATCTAAGCATTATGAGAAATGTGAGTGCTTTTACGATCAAATAAAGTACCTAATTGGATTAGAAGTAGATCAGACTTACAACAAGCGTATCCTAGATGCATACCAGTACGTTGAGAGCAACGGAATAGGCGTCAAAGAAGAACAACTTAGAAAAGTATACGGACTCTCAAACAGCTCTAGATTAGTTAGGGAAGGCATTGCGTATTCTTACTATAACTTGTACAATCTGACAGGAAGACCAACAAACTCTTTTTCTGGAGTAAACTTCTTAGCAATACCAAAAGACGGAGACTATAGATCATGCTTTGTTCCTAAAAATGATTTCTTAGTGGACTTTGATTTTGACTCTTATCACTTGAGACTAATTGCCAAACTAGTAAGTGAAACGCAGCCAAACTCAGAACCGACTCATAAAATGCTAGCGAGTCAATACTACAATAAGCCAGAAAACGAAGTTACCGAGGAGGAATACAAGCAAGCAAAGACTATCACTTTTAGACAGCTTTATGGTGGAGTAGAAGAACAATACAAACACATAGAATTCTTTTCATCTATGCATAATTTCATAGAAGCCGAGTTCAAAAAGTATAAAGTTCAGTCATCTTACGTATTACCTACAGGCAGAATAGTAAAAAAACACAGCTCTATAACAAAGTACAAACTATTTAATTATACTCTTCAGAACCTAGAAACTAAAACAAATGTTGAGAAGATTGAGAAAATTAAGCGATATTTATTACATAAGAAAACTCAACTTATTTTAATTACTTACGACGCATTTACGTTTGATTTTTCTATACAAGACGGAAAAGACACTCTTTTAGGTATAAAAAATATATTAGAAGAGGACGGATTTCCTACAAAACACACTCATGGAAAAGATTATTCTTTTACCACTTATTAATCATATTTATAATAGCTAATTAGTTATGGAAGATTTTAAGATTATAAACTTAACCCAAGATTCGCTAATGAATCGATTATTCTGCAGTTTTTCTAAAAAGGAAGAACTTGACAACAAACTTGCTGAAATTATAAGAGAGTACAAAATACTCTATAACAAAATATTTGTATTAGCTTCACCAGAATCTGATGAGTACTTGTGCACTTATAATATTGAAGTAGAAGGACCTACCACAAAAATATTGCCTAATACGATACTGCTTCACCGTAAAAAAGAAACTAACACACTTTACACAATCAATGCGTTAAACGCGATCATCAAATCTAAAAACGGTGGTGTGTTAGATAACTCTTATCAAATCGAGTGGCAAGAGTATAAAAATTCGGTGCTTCTTACACAGCCCGACGGAAGCTTGAGGAAGCTCAACACCGCAATTCACAAAATAGTGAACTTGTAAAATAAATTGTATTCTTTCGAAAAGAATCATTAGTTTTGTCTAAACAGTTATAATATGGATATAAGTCTCTTAAAGAAGAGGCTGGCCACTCTTCAAAATCCCAAAGGCCAGAGCAAAGAAAAATCCCAAACCATTTGGAGGCCAGGTATCGGCAAACATTCTGTAAGGATCGTTCCTTCTGCTTACGACAGATCGAATCCATTCAAAGAGATGTATGTGTACTACGAGATCTCAAATCGTATGATGCCAGCGCTATCTAACTGGTCAGAAGCAGATCCAATTTTGGAATTTACCAAAAAGCTTCGTCAATCCTCGGAGAAAGACAATTGGCAGCTAGCTAAGAAGCTTGAACCAAAGATGAGGGTATTTGTGCCTGTAATCGTTCGAGGAGAAGAGGACAAAGGCGTTCGTCTTTGGGAATTTGGTAAGCAAGTTTACATGGATCTTCTCGCAATCGCAGAAGACGAAGACGTAGGAGATTTTACAGATCCTATCGAAGGCCGTGATCTCACAGTCGAAACTCAAGGTAAAGAAACTACAGGTCTTATGTACAACACATCAACTGTACGTATCAGAACCAAAATCACGCCTCTTTCTGACAACGCTGAGCAAGTTAAAGTATGGCTGAACACTCAACCGAATCCTATGGAGCTTTTCAAGAAGTTCTCATACGATGAAATGAAAACAGCGCTATTGACTTACTTGAATCCAGAAGAGGAGATTAAGGAACAAGCGGACTCTGTGCAAACCAAAGCTCCAGAAGGAGATCTACCTTGGGAAAAACCAGCTGCTGAAGAAGCTCCAAAAAGCTTTACTTTAAGCACTAAGAAGTCTGATCTAGATTCTAAGATCGACGATTTGTTCTCATTCTAATAAACCAACAACATGGCAAAAGCGAGCGAAAGTTTAAACGCAA